GTAAGCTTGGCGAAAGGAATCCCGAATTTTTGGGTCTTCTACCAAAAAGAATTGCTCATAGTTTGAATTCCGTTGCTGCATCATCCTCCTGATAGAATCTCGTACTCGGTGTCGATCCAATCAATTCGACCATTCCAATCTGTAATCTCCACCGACCAGACATCGGCTACCGATAACCCGTAGATCGTGTCTGAGGTTGCAGGTACATAAACTCTCGCAGGTTCTGTACGAGTCGAGGTGGTAGAGTCTGTAATAGAAATTGTTTTCGGAGTAGCTACGTTGGAAGAATTCTTAAAGACAGGTTTACCGTCTAAATAGATTTGAATCTTGCCTGATCCAGTTCCGTTGACAGTTACATTTCGTACTAGCTTGATTGATCCAAATGCACCCCCGTCAAACGCCCGTGTCTTATAGTTCCAGAGGTTTCGGGTGCTTACCCCTTCGATGACTCCTCTGCGAGAATACAAACGGTTGACACTAGGTCGATAAACCAGCACGGGTGGTAGAGTTTCAGGAGGACTAGCCGAATTGGAAGGAGTAGTGGTATCTCCTTCCGTCAGGTCAATGCGAGAAACAGGAAATCCTTCCAGAGAGAAGTCAACGGAGTATCCGGTTTCTGAACTGTCCACTACATAGTAGACATCTTCGAACTGCCCAGCATGAACAGAGGAACCAGTCAGGTTGAAGTTCTCAAGTCTACCCCGTGTGATGTTGGTGACCGATTCTCCGTTGTAGATACAGATTCCGGTCTGAGACACCCAGCACAGGTAGCGATTCACTAGCGAAAGGGAACGATGGTGTCCGATTGGCATTCCTTCTGTAGTAGCTAACTTGGTTTTACGCATTTGGTCATAGCGTGACCCTGTCACCCGATAAACACCACCTTCGGTGAAAGCAATCAACTCACCCGGATAGCTTGCTAAACCTGTAATTGAGCCATCAAATTCCAGATAGCCAGACAAAGGCCATGATCTTGGGTTGTTGTACTCTGAAATAAACAGGTACGAGTCCGCTTTGTTAGTGGAAGCATAGCGATTATTTGGAGTGGAGTCTGTACCTACTGCAAAGAAAAAGTTGTTGGATTCTCGCAGAAACTTGAGATAAGTTGGTACACCTTCCTCTGCTCCACTATCTGTAATTGCACCGGAACTTAGACCGTTTGGAAACACATCCAAAAAGTCGGAGGTTCCTTCAATTGTGCCGGAAGATACTGCGTTGCCATTTCGATCAAAAACATCAAAGCATCGTACTGTGGCGTAGATGTCATCAGCCGAAGTAGCACCATCGATAATCACTCTTTCCAACCAGAAATCTGCCGCTAAAAATTGTTGGGATGCTCCGTCCTGTGGAATTAGCGTGATGGTGGGCTTGTTGCTACTGCCTGTAAATGTAAAGCCACTCATGTTGCTTTTTACAGCAGTTAAGGAATTAAGTTGAACATGAGTGTTCTGATACCCAGAAAACTTCAGCCGATACTTATCTGTAGTAGAAGTCGGAAGCGTGATCGTGACAGCTTTTGTAGACGGAGTGTAGTCAAAGCTTACTCCGGTATCTGGGCTGATGTAGCCCAGATCAACTGTACCAATGCTGTCTCGCCTTTCCAGCTTATAGCCTTTAAGCGTAGTTCCAGCCGTAGCATTGTCGGTTGGTGTGCCAATGGTGAAGTTCAGACGTTGTGGAGTATGCTCAAGACTTGCCCCAAAAACATAACTGTTGTTGGAAGCAAGTGTGGCTTTTAGACCAGAACTGGAAACCTGCGGAAGATTGTTTGACTCTCTAACTGTTTTGAGATAGTAACCGTTGTCTGTTAGAGAAAAGTCCCGATTCAGCAACCATTGTGCGCCTTGGGCATTGTCCGTGTCTTCTGAATTCACATCACTATCGGAATTGTATTCCAGATAAATCTTGGATCGGGCCTTATCATAGGTAAAGGCTGGAGTTTCTGGTTTTCCTGTGACTGCAGGAATCGTGTCGGTTATATCTGCATAAGTGTAAGTTGCAGGGAAAGATTGAGAGTTTGTGTGTATTGAATAAGTGTAATTATTATAAACGGTAGGAGCAGTGTAGGTTCGATAGATGCTGTAGGCTTTTGTGTCTGTTTGATTAACAGCAAAATTAGTTCCTCTTCGATAAGTGACAGACACGGAAGAACCATTGATTGTTTCAGTAGTCGTATAAGTTGTGTTGGAAGACTCTGCAGTAGCGTAAGAAATGTTTGATGTCGTTGATTTTGTTGATCCTCCAAAAACAAAATATAATGTACCGTTGGAAGAACTTAACGTCCGTGAATGGGCCGAATAGGTAAAATCATTATTCGTGGTTATGTTTCTACTTACAGCATAGATATAAGGATAATTTGCGGATTGAAATAAGTTACCCCTTATGTATTTATAGCCATCAGAAGCAACATGCTCAGTTAAATTATAATTTGCTGGAGAGATCGTTGCTTTTAATACATTCCCCCAATAAATTTCAATTCGGTTTGTACCAAAAGGGTCTGTGATATACCAATAATATCCGTTATAGACATTTGGGCCTTCTGTTGAAGATGTAGTTGAGCCACCACCCCCTTGCGTATAAAAAGTGCCAGCAGTTAAGGAAACCCCGTTAATCGTTGCATTTGATGTTGGTGCATAATAGGTCGTTCCCCCTTCTGTGTACAAATTAAATGTCTGATTGCTCGTACCAGACCTTTGATCATAATATCCGGTTGTACTCGGAGAATAGCTAGTCCCGTAGGATGAATTCAAAGTTGAATAGTTTGAAGTCGTGACGTTTCCAGTAAACCCTGCATTTCGTACCCATTTCCAATAATCAGTTGAAGCGTTATAACTTCCTGTTGTGTTTGGGTCAGTAACTGAATTACCTCCGGTAGATCCTCCACTTCCTGCATTCTGCGTATAAAAACTTCCGCCAGAAACTCCTAATGTACTGTTTGAACTAGGCGCATAGTAGTAAGTTGTTCCATTTCTTGTATACAGATTAAAAGTAAAGTTAGCTATACCAGAGTATGGTCTGTTTGAGTAATCGTTAAAGGTTCCAGCAGATTGATAAATAGGGTTAAATTGATTCACTGTACTAAGAGATAGGGTCACAGTATAGCCAGCAGAACCCCCTGTATTTTGTTGAAGTCGTTTGGTATTTGGATCTTCGTAGTAAGTAGTACCGTTAGAGTAAGTATTGCGGCTATGGCTAGAGTTGTACGCTACAAATGTGTATGGTGGATTAAATGCTGAAATTAAAGCCTCACCTGTACCTGCAGCAGAAGTTACAGGATAGATTCCAGTTTGAGGAGGAACGTAATCAATTCCAGCTACAGAATCGATCAGAACTTCACTTGTATCGTCTAAAGAGTACGGAACTAAAAAGTCAGTGCGAGTAAAATTACCAGACGTTGTTGCCGTATTGGCGGATGTAGCAGTTAATACAGTCGTACTGGTAACCGTGGCAACCGTCAAAGTCTCATCTGTTGCCGTTCCAGAAGTAAATTCCACTGTAAAAATATCACCTACGGAAAACCCATGAGCGGCAGAAAATGTAAAGGTAAGAGTTGTGCCACTCTGGGTATACGTTCCTGATTGAACAGTCGCATTGTACGTTGCAATACTTAGCGAAGATGGTGGATTGAAGTCCAATACTTCTGCCACATCAGCACTGTCCCGATAGACTCTGAGCTTTCCATCGGTTGAACCTTCTCCATAGGCTACATACAGATCTTTATTCCAGACAGCAAAGTCGGTAGCACCAGCTAAATAAGTATTCGTGTCTTCGGGGTAGATGCTGACCCAACGTCCGTCAAAGGAAGTAGCAGACACATTCCCATATTCATAGAAGAACGATCCGTCAGCAGTTGATGACGGGTCAATCTCCAGCCTACCCTGCAGACGCACAGCAGACAGGTCTACATTTAGTGCATCCTGCCCCTGTGAATCTCCAATCATATGTGGTGAGATCAGGTCGTTCAACCCACCTCTAAAATCAACTAATCGTTGTTTTGCCATCTATTGTTTCTTCGCAGTCTTTTTAGCGTTTATAAAATCCTGCTTGGTCGGTGCGCCTTTCTGACCAGCTTTTCGCATGGGCTTTCCAGCTTTGCGTTTCGCATGGATATTAGCGTAGAGTCCCTTTTTCATTTACGCCCCATTTTCTTCATGCACATGCCTTTGGCCTTGCAAGCCTTGGGATTTGGACAGGTAGCACAAGGCTTGAAAGCTTTGTTCATTCCGCCTTTTTTACCGCTAGTCATTGGTTTCTTTTTACCGTACATCATTTTAGTAACTCCAAAGTGCTGGTTCTGAGCGATGGTCAACGTGAATAAAACGACTATTGAAGTCTCCCTTCTGAGAGATTCCAATTCCTTTAAAGCCTAAATCTATGGCTAACTTGATCAGCTTGTGTGCGTCTGCTCCGTATACCTGAAAGTCCAGTGCTTCTCCTTTCGCATGGTATCCTGTGGATTTTCCTCGTTCGGTTTTGACTCGTTCCACGGGGTGGTCGGGACTACGAAAACCGGAGGTGACTCGCAAGGGTTTGCCGAAAGCAATTCGCAACTCTTCAATCCGTGCTAAAAATTCGGGATTCATTTCGCACTTGCCCGAATACTTGCACTCCAATTCTTTACGACTGAAATGTTCGGAGGAATCAACTGTTGTCATTTGCTCGACTCCGTTTCCGGTAAGATTTAAGGGCTTTAATTCCCAGTACGAGTAGGACGGGTGCACCAAACAGTGCTGCAAGTCCTTCTGCTGCTCCTGTGTCCAGTAAGAGGTCAAGAGTATCAAGAGCCAGATCGCCAGAATTAGCAGTGCTAACTGTGCTAACCAGTTCATCGGTAACTGTTTCGATCACAACATTTTCTGTTTGCGTTGATACGGAGTCTACGACTTGCTCGACCACGGTCTTCATTAGATCGTCCATACTAACTCGACTTGATAACGTTTAAACAGATGCGTGCGTACTCTTCACCGAAGGCTGTTCGATCTTCTTGGGTCATGTTGATAACTTCCGGTTGTGAGAAGTTCTGACGGTAGTTGTCGATCATGCAGCTACAGTTTTGAATACTCATCTGCAGTGCTAACTGGTTGGGTAGTCCTTGATTCAGATAATCCCATTTTAGTTGCTCAGAGCATTGATAAACCCATTGAAGAAGAAAGATCGTCTGATATTCATTCGACTCTTCATGTGCTGGTGCGATTGGGGGCATCACACAAGTAGAGAGTACAAAGAGAAAAGTAATTAAGTATTTCATATTGTTCACCATTTGACCTTATCCGCCCAGTAAGCCGCAGACATTTTGCCCTTGGCAATGTTGTTAGCGTGTCTAGCTTTAAAAGACTTTCGTTTTGCTTTCATACGATCAGATTCACCAGCTTTCGGCTTTCCTGCAGTCGAAGCACCTTTTTCTCCAAAGCGAATGACTTTTTCCTTACCGTTAGCGCAAGCCTTGACGATATGCGATTTCTTTGGATGACCGGAAGTCGCACGGGGACTGTTGCACTTCATTGCCTTCTTATTGACTCTTGCTGCCATCTTATTTCCTGCTGTTTTCCATCGTTGACTTGAGTTCAGAGATTGCTACCGTCATGTTCTTTAGCGTTTCATTAACAGACTGTAGAACGCTAAGTAACTGTGCGTTGCTCGTAGCTTGCAATTCTCGAAGCGCCTTGTCTGCTTCGGTATCTTTGGAGATCCATAACTCCTCTCGAATTCTGTGGGTATCGGTCAAATATTTTATGTACCAGAAGGAACATAGCAGTGCTGCCATTGTGCCTCCTAACGAGGAGAGCATTTCGACAAAAGAGGCTTCTATTGGCATAATTATACTCGGTGAACGTTGGAGTTAGCGGAAAACTGCGACACACAGATCTGCTGGGTCAAGATAAGCCGCATAGGTATATGGTCTAACGTCAAAAGACGTTGAGCTTAAAGAACCAATAAATCCACTATCGCCTTGACCACCCCCAGAGTGACTCATAACTAGTGAATAATTAGCATCAGGTAGGGCAGTTGTAAAAGTGCCAACAACATTATTACCATTATCAATCATTGAGCTAATGTTAAAACTGGCACGAATTACATTCGTAGAATCAGTAAAAGTTACCCACGCACGGCACAACCCTCCTGCTACTGTCCCTGCACTTAATGCTTTCGTTGCATTGTAGAATGATACTGGATCACCACTAAGATCGGTCATCGAACTACTTAGGGCATCCCCATCTGGGTTGTAAAGTGTGATCGTAGTCCCACTGATTGCAGATACCGTTGTGCCTACCCGAATACCTTCTCCGGTAACATAATCACCAACGCTAACGTCTGCTAAACTGTAGCCAGATACTGCGGTGACCGATGTTAACTGATTGGCGTTGGTTGCCTTTGCGGTTGTCGCAGTGGTGTAAACGCCTTGGACTTGAGCAGTGGTTGCCATCACATCGGAGTGAAAGCTGATTTCATTTGCTGCTGTATCATGCGTGGCTAGAGTTTTGCCACCTACTTTCAGTGTTCCGCTCATTAGTTTTCCGGTGGTGTAGGCCAGTTAACGCCTGTTAGTTGTCCGTTTTCATCCAGTGCAGGAGTTGAGTTTGCTGGTAGATCCCGAAGTGCTTGGCAGTAGTCAATCCATGCTTGGGATGTGGTTAGGTCACTGCGGAATCGCCAATCTGTTGCAGCTAGGAGTTGGTTGCGTTCAAAACGAACTCTATCCATTAATTGTGATTGTGTTGGAACTGGATTTGTAAATGTACCATCGGCTTGTTGGATCATGCCGCATACCACATTATCAGGAACAGGAACACGTCCATTTGTATGACTAAGCATTATTGATACTACAACGGAATCTTTTATCTCTGCATACTGCATATTATTTCACTCTGATAACTTTAACTTGAGAATACACGTCATACATCGAATTAGTCGAAACCCCAACACCCAACCCATAAGTTGCAAAAGCATTTGCAATCCAACTATATAAAGCGTAAGTGTTACTAGTTGATATGGTTGCTGCGGCAGAGCCATACGAAGTATTTCCAACCGCACTTGGCGCATACGCATAAGATTGAATACCTGCCGCTAGATACCCACTAGATGCATTTGCTGTAATGTCTCTCAAAAAGGCATTATGCACACTTGCTTGATAGGCAAAACACCAATATTCAAAAATATATGTTCCTGCATTTGCAATTGTAAATTCACTAGATGAGACAGAAGAGATTAAACTGTCAGGATCATAATAAATCGTATTTAATTCTCTTTTATTTTCTCCAGATGTAGACCCCTTACTTGTGCCATCGGCATGTCGCTCTTGTATAAATGCTATTGATACCGCATTACCAGTTCCACCAGCAGGAAACACAACACCACTATCCAACGTCAGTGTACTCGGTGATTCCGTATGGGTTGCGAGGGTTACTCCTCCGACTTGTAGTGTTCCGCTCATTGAGGTTTCTCAGGCCATGTTACGTTGGTCAATTGTCCGTTTTCATCAAGTTCTGGTGTGCTGTTAGCTGGCAGATCTCTAAGGGCTTGTCGATAAACTCTCCATTCTTCAGACATCGTTACATCAGAGTTTGCCATCCAATCGGTTTGTGCTAGCAATACATTTCTTTCAAATCGTAAGCGATTCATTGCATCTTCTGGAGTGTATCCATCAAATACCCATTGACTACCATTCCAACTGTATGGGCCACTAGGCTTTGCAGGGACTAGAGTAGAACCATCTGGTACAAACTTCCCAACGGCATACTCGCCGCTTGATAAAATCATGTGATTCATGAATTAACTCGCATCAAAAGTTGAACCTTGCTCAAAAACCATTCCAGCAAAATAACCTTGACTTGTATTGATAGAATCGACTCTTACAGCATTCGTCGTTGTATTTGGTAATATACCATTCAACATGTTACTTCGTTGAGTAGCGGTCACTGTCCCTAAACCATCAACTGATAATTCATAATACTCAGTCCAGCCATAAGCACCTGCTGAGTAACCTGATACAAATAAAATGTAATCCTTATTGTTTTCTAGCGTTACATAGTTCCCATTATCGGTCATATTATTAACATAACTAACGCCAACCAATTGACCAATGCCACTGATATTTGAGCCAGCAGTTATATTATTCATCGTAACGACTTGAGCATTCTCAGAGAATACCTCGACCCCATTCATTTTAAATGATGCGTTGCTCATACTACGTTTAGCGTTCCAGTTACGTTAATTGTGCCTGTAAAATTTGCAGCACCATGTGCTATCGTCAGGTATCCATAAACATTCGTTGTTCCTGCCAATTCCGTGTCTCCAAAGAATGCTACATTCTGTCCTACTGGAACCGTTACATCGTCTGAGACTGTGCTGTAGTGTGATACCCGATCATGTGACACCAAAACTGCACTTCGACTGACTACCGTTACCACATCTCCATTTGCTAGTGCACTGGCAAAGGTAATGACTCCTGTTGCTGCATTGATACTCGTAATGTCTGGGGAACCACCTGTGGTCGTAAGTTTGACTCCATTCAGAAAGACATGAGTGTTTGTAGCATTTAACGGATAAGAAAACGTGACGGTTGTTGGTGTACCGGAGATTGTGAACTCTTCAACGTACTCACCCAGTTCTGTCTGTCTCTTCGTAATGTCTCTGCGTCCGGTAACGACTACGATGTCTCCGCTAATTGCCGCATTATTTAGCGTGATGGTTGCTGCATCAGAATCCAGTGTGTAGTCATCCTTGCTTAGTAAAACACCATTTCGATAGACCTCCAGAAACTCAGAGTTTGTGTTGGTAACAAATCCAGAGGTATTAAAAACCGTCTGTGTACTGGTAACCGCAAACTCCTCTCGGAATTCGCTGGTGTTGAGAACGGGCTGGTTGCCGATGTAGCTCATGCTGTTTGTCCTTCTGGTTCATCTGCTGGTTGAATTACCAGTGTACCTGCTTCCACTTGTCTCATAATTTCTGCATAGTGGCGATTTGCAGGGTCTAGTGGTACTGACATGTTGATACCGTCAATGACTGCGGTGATGCCTGTGTTTCCACCTTTTATTTCATCGGTTTGATATTGTGCAGATTCAATATTCATGTTTTTCCTTTCTTATAACTCCGCATCTGCTGTCCATTCATATTCCCCCAAAGCTCGTCCATCAGCAGAAGCTGGAGTAGCGGAAAATCCCGGATGTTGAGTACTTGTAGTTGCTGCATGTGCTGCAATAGTTAAATTATCATTGTAATTTTGATTAACAGTAATTGTTGGATCTGTCCTTTTAGCCACATTAAAACCTTCAGTAAAATAATAAATGAGGGTACTAGAGGCATTCATAGAATATCTACTCTCATCACCACTAATCTCATAGTACCTCTGACATAACGCCAACTCTGTCCCAATGGGCCGATGCTCGAATGGCGTTGCGACTGTGCCTTCTTCCACTTGTACTTTATTTAGATTGGCTAGTGTTCCATCGAATCTTATCCACAAATGCTTGCTGTATTCTGTGCCTTCATTGACCGTAAATGTTCCACCATTTGAAACGCTTGTGAATCCAGTAGTAGCATCTGGGCCATTACCAGCAGTAGTGTCTGTGGAAACCTTCCACGCAGCATTGATCCCAGAACCTTCCCAACTAATTACATAAGTTCCATTGTTGACGTTTTTGTCTTCAATGCCTTGATACAAATAAGTTGACCCATCGTAGTACCACCTGTCGTAAGTATACCCTGTTGCTCCAGTAATCGGAGATATCCCACGTTGGTTAATTGGGTTGCTTAGATTGCCATTGATAATCCGATTACGGAAACTCGGAAAGTTGCTGGCGTAGGATGCTAATTCTGCTGCGGTAGTCATGATGCGTTGATGTCAATAGCTTTTAAATCTTCCACGGTTTCTGCGGTATCACAGAGCATCGTGATGTTCCGTAGGCGAACCTTTTCCGCAACAATGGCAGTCGTATCTTCACCAGCTTCCTGCGCTCGCATGTACGCCACGTCCTGCGCTTCTAACAAGGGCTTTCTTTGCTGTCGTAGAGATTCTTTTTTGATCTCTTTCGCCTTGTCAATATTGATCGTAATCACGCACCTACTCCATCGTATGAATTGGTGAAATCATAGTCCCACGCATTCCGAAATTCACGGTCTGCTGGGAGTTCTGAACTGTCGATGATTTTGTACTTGACCCCCGTAGGAACGTCTTTAGCACAGATCTCTTCTAGCGTAAGCCCACAGTTCGGAGCAGGTACTAGAACAGAGATGGTTTCGTCATTGGGAAAAATTGCTAGTTTCATTTGAATCCTTTTGGGTTAGCGGAAGACTGCAATCGGAACAAAAAGAGCATCATGTTGAGTTAATGCTGCGTACCACGTTTGCACATTTACTCCAGTCGTGGATTGAGACACTATTTGAATACCGGTATACGAATTCCCACTATTATTTGAGCCAGCACCAACTGTCGCATAGTTAGAATCAGGCATTGCAGTCGCAAAGTTCACAGTATAGTCACCACCATCTGATCCCCCGTTATCGGTAATGCTTGATACATTTCCACTATCCCGTATTGTACAAAAACCTGCTGTATTTGTAGTACCATTAAAATTTACCCATGCCCTACAAGCATAAATAGGCGCATCATCTCCGTTTGGTAAGTCCGCTATATTCCGTGCATTACTCATAAACTAGGCCACGTTACGTTGGTGAGATTGCCATTCTCATCTAGTTGTGGGTCTGCGGTTGCTGGTAGATCCCGTAGGGCTTGTCGGTAGTCGATTTGTGCTTGGGTCATTACTCTGTCTGCTACTGCCATCCAATCGGATTGAGCGAGTAGTTGGTTGCGTTGTTCTCGGAGTAAGCGTAGTGGTTCGGCTTCTTTAAGTTCTGCTATTTTTGCTTGGATTTGTTCTTCTGTTGGAGCAGATTGATTTTTATGGAATGTATACTCAGTTATAGGCCCATCAATAGGCCCAGAAATTTCTGTGTGGTTAAGCAAATCTAAAACTGCATCCCAGTAAGTAATTTTCATAAAAACCTAATTTCCGTAATTTTAATAGAATCCGTTGTAGCGCTCCAATTTGAGGTTCTTCCATTATTATTTCCAACGGCAGGACGATAGTATAAAGTAAAACCAGATCCAGCAGTATAAATGAATTCATAGTGTGCTAATACATTGTAGTTTATTGATGTGCTACTTTCAGAATCCACTATATTATAAGATATAGTACCCTGTGTGTTAGTAGTTAAAGTGGAAGTGTCATACTGGATGCCAGCATAGCATTGCGATCCGCCATTATAATAAATATGACCACCACTAATTATTATTAAGACATTTTCACCAGCATCTAAACTAACACTCCTTACAGTACCGAACCCTATTCCTGTAGATGTAGTATTCCCAGAATTTGCTGTTTCTTCATATACTTTGATTGAATACGGATGCCCAGCAGGAAACACCACCTTACTGCCAATCGTACCTTCATCAAAACTGACTAAACTGCTGGATCGTTTGCTGCCGATGTAACTCATGTAATCTCCAGATAGCTGAGATGTACATCTACGGCTGATGCCGAATCTGCTGTGACCGTCAGGTTTTCATTCGGCACAAGTACCAGTTTCCCACCGTCTAAGAGATTGACAGAAGATCCCACTGGAATTGGAATATTTGTGATATAGCTTGTATAAGTAGGACTTCCGGTATCGTACTTAATTTCAACAGTTAGTGTGCGTGGCGCAGAAGATTTGTTTGAGGCTATCAATCCGATGCAAACGACTTCTGTTGCTGAAGCAACATCTGACGCTAAGACATCGGTTCTGGACGTTCCTGCGGTTACTGTTTTTCGTAAGAATGCGTTTGCCATTTTTTAACCTAAAGCTATTGCCATTACGACAGGATCTGCGCCTGATGCTGCGCCAGTGTTATCCGTTGCGTATTCCAGTGCGGTTCCTGCTGAATTCACTTTCAAGACTTGTCCGGCTGAACCTAATGCGGTAAGTCCTGTTCCACCAAGTTGATACGGGATTATTCCTGCAGTGATTTCCTGCCCACTAAGACTGAGATAATTGTTGCTAACGGTGGCAAGGCTTACATTCGTGCTATTATCAGTTCCTACTGGATCAAAGTCTGTCCCAGAAACAGGGATTGACGGTTTATTTGCAATGTCTGTTGTCCAATCAACCTGTCCAACGGTGATGGCCTGTCCAGAGATCGTCAGGTAATCATAGGTCGAATTGTTGAGAGTGACATCTGTGCTATTGTCTGTGCCAACTGGATCAAAGTCTGTCCCAGAAACAGGAATCGTTGGTTTGTTTGAAATGTCTGTTGTCCAATCAATGGCCCCTAGTGTTATCGCTTGACCAGCTAAAGAAAGATAATCGTAGTTTGTAGTGTTTAACGAAACATTCGTGCTGTTGTCTGTGCCAACTGGATCGAAGTCTGTTCCACTGACAGGAATACTTGGTTTGTTTATAATGTCTGTTGACCAATCAATTGCACCTAATGTTATTGCTTGTCCCGTGAGAGATAAGTAATCATAGCTTGTGGTTACTAAACTAACATTAGTGCTGTTATCTGTGCCGACTGGATCGAAATCTGTACCGGAAACAGGTATGGTTGGTTTATTTGCAATGTCTGTTGACCAATCAACTTGTCCTAATGTTATCGTTTGACCAGCTAAAGAAAGATAATCATAACTTGCGGTGTTGAGTGTGACGTTTGTACTGTTGTCTGTTCCAACCGGATCGAAATCGGTTCCCGAAACAGGAATACTTGGTTTATTCGCAACATCTGCCCAATCAATTGCTAAATGTGTTTTAAGATCAGAAGCATTGACGCTAAGTGCAATAGTTCCGTTTACAGTAACTGGAGATCCCGATACGGTAATTCCGTTTGTACCCGTTACAGCAACAGAAGTAACAGTACCTGATCCACCTCCACCTCCCGGCAGAGTAACATTCGAGGTGGTTGTTCCATCTGAAAGATTGAAATTGATAGTCGTTGGGTTGGGTTGGTTAACGCCAGTGATGCTTACTCCATCACTTCCGTCTACGCCATTTGCCCCATTTGTACCGGGGTCTCCCTGATCTCCCTTTTGTCCTGTTGGGCCAGCAGGAATCGTAAAAGTGGGGGTAGTGCTGATGTTGTAGGTCTGCCCGTTTTTTTGATAAGTAAAGCTCATCGTGACTGTTGACAGGTCAACAGACTGAGACAAGCTTACTGTGTCGATGGCTGGGCCTTGTGGACCTTCTGGGCCTTTTAAACTGGCATTGGTAGGAAGATCATTGAAAAAAGCACTGAAATTAGCATAGGTGGCACTATTAGAATCTTGCACACCGGATGGCATGGGAATGTCATCCAAATCCAACAAGGCTGCGTTGGTTTCGAGATCATCCCCTGTTATTTTTCGTGTTTGAAAGACTACCGTCTCACCACCGGTTCCCTGTACTGATACTGTCATATCCACCGACTCGATAGTTTCATTCGCACGCGATTAGCACCGCCAACTCGACGTATGCGATTCTCTGGCTCAGTGCGCCGAGCATCGGCAACGTATTCCAGAAAACGCCGTCGAAACTCCTCACTTTTTTGAACATTTCTTAGCTCATTCTCTTTTAGATACGCACGTTCAACGCAGCCGTAGACAAGGCTTTCATGGTAAGCCATGCCAATTAGCGGCACATCATTGTCTCCATCAGCTGAGTCCTGCAGAGCATTGCGTGGCGGTTGTCGAACTCCCTGCAACTCAATACTGGGTAAAGTAACGGCAGTTCCGAGAAATACATTGGAACTGTCATAGGAGAGGTCCGTGCCGCTAATATCATTAATATCAGTCGTCGGTATCTGCAGTAGCTGCGGAGAAAAGATGTTGGTTGAAACGAAGGTTAGCGTCTGAGTACCACTAACGGTGGCTGCGTTGCTCAACGTAATAGTCGTTCCGTTGACATTTGCCACATAGGTTCCCGGTGGAATGCCGGTGCCGCTCACCACCATACCGACGCTAATTGTCGTTTGACCGGCAGCAACGGTGATTGTGGTTGTCGAATTTAGCGTCGCGCTAACTTCGGTATAGATCGTTCCGGAGGGAATCGGAAAAAGTCGAAATGTAGAAGAGGATTGGTGCTCTACCACCAGAGCGCGAATAGGTCCGGTCTGTGATTTCCAATCGGAATTGACCGGTTCATTCAGAAATACAATGCTTTCATCCAACACGGCGGGACTAATGATCGGAATCTCGACTGCACGATTGCGTACACGTGCTCGTCTTAGCGTCATTAGCGTAGAAGGAATACTGTATTCAGCTGTCAACCCGGACAAGGAAACCCCTGTGGTGTGCAGGGGGTATCCTGTCAACCGAATGAATTCGTGCTGAGCATCAAAGATATAATCATTTAGCTCAGCATCAGGCCAACGGCGATTGCTATCATTAGTATCCTGCAATAAC